CGGAGCAGCGGCAGCGGAAGCACCGCCAAAAGTGCTGGCTAGACCAAAAGCGTTAGCACCCAGTATCCCGGTAGCCGCCGCCAAGGAACCACCGCCATAAGCTCCAAGGCCAGCCATAAGCCCCTTGCCGAGGTCCCCAGTAATCGCCGCATCGGCTCCGCCAACTAACAACCCAGCGTCTAAGGGGTTAATAAGACCGCCGGTCAGAGGGGTCAGAATGGCACCAGCAATCATCGGCAAAATGCTGTCCAAGAACCCGGCTTCTGGCAGACCCGTAGTAGGGTTGCGGGTAAGCGTACCACCATGGGCTTGGGCCAACGCCTGCAACCCCCCCACTTCCCGTGGGGACATATGGACTAGGACCGTGTCGTTACCCCGGCCTTGGGCCTGCAAATGTTGTGCTAGGGGGTGCATCAGGTACCTCAAACTCAAGGAATACTAGGGTTTATACTAAAAAACTAAACAGAAGTCACGGTTTCCCAAGCACTGCCGGTGTACACACAGAGTTTGCCTAGGGTCGTATCGAACACCACGGTACCCTTCCCGGCAGTCAACGCGGTTTTTTGAGTCGTCGTCACATTCTTAAAAGTCACCGTACCACCTATGAACTGGTCAGCAGTGTAAGAATTTGCTTGGTTTGGAGTAAGCGAATCAAGTTGGGAGAAGTACAATGTTAACACCCGCACTAACTGGCGCAAGTACTGAATATCGTACTCCGGGGAAGTAGGTACCGGCAACGGCGGGGCTTTGAACTGAACTAGCGCCATTAGCGTTTCCCATCCGGCCTTGCGTCGAGGCGAGGCGAGCCAAGCTGCCACTGTACACCCAGCGTGGAAGACCTGATCTGAAAGGCCATCTGGCGAGCACGGGCGCGAATGAATACCTGCTCCGTATAAACGTCCACTGAGGTCTCAACGACGGGCTGCGTAGTAGCTGGGTTATTCTGATACGTCGAACCCGGGAAGTTCCTAGCATAAATCTGCATAGTCACGGTGGGCGTAGGATTAGACAGCGCAGACCCACCAAACGACACGTCAGGTATAATACGTTTACACAGCATAAACTGCTCGCCGTCGCCAACATCAAAATCGCTGGACTTTATGTACGCAGTCATAGGCACGGTGTCGTCGTCCACCCCGTCCTCGTGGTTGTACAAGTAACCCACCGTAGAGTTCTGCGCCGTGCTAGCAGCTTGAGGGTAAGTACGAAGCGGCGTATCAAGCCACGCCGTACGCACCATACTGCCGAAGTACCAAATGTGATCTACGTAATTATAAACGACGTAACTATCATTCCAATTCGACGAAGCGCTCGGGTAAAACCACCAAATTTCATTCCACTGTTCGTTGTTACCGCACATAACCTGCGCAGCCTGCTGGTAGTTTAAGTTGTTGAATACATGGTCACGTACAGTGCACGGTAGCGTGCTAACAACGCCACTATAGACATAAAACTTATTAACACCCATCCAGTAGCTGACACCCGCGACGTTGACCGCAGCGCGAGGGGACATAATTGAAATATCTTCCTGATACTCCTGAAGCCCAAAAACCTGCGTAGTGCCTAAAAACTGGAGCGAAAACAGCGCCGAATCAGTCAGTACCAGAATTTCTTGGCGCGTAGCCAAGGCAGCAACGATGCGCGATCCACGCGATACCCGGAGAAACCCTGCGGCGTTAGTGGCCAACGGCTCCCACTGGCCCGGATTACCTTGGTCAGACCAACGTATAAGCAAAGGATCATAGTCTGTGGGATTGGTACTACCGTACGGAACCGCACCAAATGCAATGACGATGCTGCTCTGTTGGGACACAAGAAGCTGACCAACCACAACCGGAACAGCGCTAGTAGAGAATCCGCCGTTAGAAGCTACGGTTTGCAGAGGTACGGCACGGGTAGACAGCGCCGTGGACGGGTCTGCAATCGAACCGCGATACCAATAGTACGGTGTGCCATTACGGATGTTTGCAATCAGGTCGTTGTAGAAGTTATCAAACCACCAATCTTGCTGCGGAAGGTAGACCGGTGTTGTGGAACCCAGACCCCAGCCGGAGGCGTTAATACCCCACGGACCCGTACCCCAACCATAACCGGCAGTGGTCGCGGCGTTACCGGGTTCAATCTCAAAATCTACCTGTATCGCTGTGCCGCCCGTAGCGGTCACCGAGGATGTAGCGGTAGTGGCTACTGCGTAGGTAAACGAGTCCGGGTCACCCACTACACCTGTAATTGGGTAGTTACCATTGATTTGTGAAACTGGAATACCGCCGATAGTAGTGCCTGCTACCCCCGATACCGTTACGTAGTTGCCGTCGACTGCGCTATACGGCGAAGTAAGCGTGACTTTGACGAGGTTAGAACCGTTCGAGACCGATATGCAGTTGTTTGTAGCAGGACTCACATAGGTAGGGTTGCTAGCCCGCAGCGGCGTAATATCCGAAAACACACCGTTAGACGACTCGATGTAGAGCTTGATATTTGTCCCAACCGCGAGAAAGTTATCTGTGAAAGTGGTGATCCAGTTCCACATCTGGCGGCATGTGCCGATAAATGTGTTAGGCGTAGCTTTAACCCAACCGCCCACTTTCTGCGGAAATCCAGTAAGAAACCTAATTTTATCGCAGTCGTACCAACCACCCTTGCCAGAATAGTTGGTCAAGTCAGTTACGATACCGGGTTTAAATTGGAGTTTATTAAGGGGCATGGGCTTTACTTTTTTAAAGTGTTCGCGTTAGACGGCGCGGATGCGGTTCCCATCAGAACCGTAATTACTTCTTGGGCGGCTGTGAGTTGTCTAATGGCATCGTCCCCGTCGTGGGCGATGGTGACAAGATCGTCAGCAGTCTTTGGGTCAAGTTCGGCTCGCGTTTCTGCATGATCCACGCTGGCACCGTTATTTGTGGCGGCGGGACAGACGGCGCGGATTGACATCCGCTTAGAGCCATTAGCAATGGCAATACGCAAATCTTCCATCTGTTTGTTGGCATCCTGCATCTCCTGCGTATGCGCCTTGTCTATAGCGGCAATCTTGTTTTCGCTGTCCGTCTTGTACTTCAGGCTGACCTTGGCGACCTCTCCCATGGCTGATGAGTAGCCTTTGCTATAGGTATCATGCATCGCCCAGAAATGGTAGGCACCAAGCGCAATGATGGCCCCGCCAGCCAAGAGATATTTCCAATTTGACAGCAGAAATATAGGCATTATCCACCATTCTTGGAATTAAGCACCTGTGACCGCTTGATTGTGTGGCCCACCAAGGCACCCAGATTAGCAATGATGCCGCCACCAACCGTTACCGGGTCCATGCTGGTCAGGAGAGAGTGCAGATTGTTGGCCGTCGTGATCCACATCATGATCCCCGTGTGGGATATCTGGACAAGATCGTCCTCCAAAAAATGGAGAAACCTAAGCACCTTCACCCATGTTGAAGTCGGGCTGTAGTACCAATCTGGACCGGGCTGTAGTGCCGTCATATCAAATAGTCCTGAAGGCCCGAAAGTTGTTTCCTAAGACCAAGTAAACGTCACATAGCCATCGGCACCGGCATCGCCCTGAGAATCATGGCCCACGCCGCCATTACCGCCAGTACTATAATTAGAACCGCCATAACCGGGATAACCATCGCCACCGCCGCTGCCATCATCACCGCTGGTATTAGAGACATTGCCACCAGAAGCAGTTCCACCGGCACCACCAGCACCGTCGTCACCGGGGTATGCGCCGTTGCCCGGTTGACCCCCTCCACCAGACATGCTTGAGATCAGGGAGCCGGTGACGGTGGACGCCACGCCGGTAAGGCCGTCTGTATAATTACCACCGCGCCCGACAGCCCAACTCAGGCTCTGCCCGCCACCACTGGCACTGGCACTAGTATTGGATTTAGCACCGCCGCCACCACCGCCGCCGCCGTAGGCTTGGTCCTCGGAAAAATCGTAGCTACCGTATCCACCAGCACCGGCACCGCCAACAATCTCAATGGCAATCGTAGTCGTCCCGCTGGGTACGGTAAACGTGCCAGAACTACTAGTGTAGGTCACTGTTCCGGGTGTGAAAGCAGTCGTGCCATAGAAGTTCTGGATGCTGATAGCACCAAAAGACGGAACAGCACCGTAAGTGCCGCTAGTGCCACTAGGGACATAAGACCCACCAGCGTAGTAGTCGCCAAGCGACGGTGACCCCGGGCCACCAAACTCACCCTGAATATCGCTCAGACTAAGAGGACCGCTGCTGGGTAGCGTCATTAGGCGTTGACCTTCGCGCTAAGGGCGTCGATCAGTATCTGCTGTTCCTTGATGGCCTCAACTAGTAGGGGTACGAGCCGCGCGTAGTCCAGTGTCAGGTACTGCGGGTCAATGGGGGCAGGGGCGATAACTTCGGGCATGACGGCCTGAACATCCTGAGCAGACAAGCCAACTTCGCGGATAGGTTCGTAACCGAGTGCCTGAGCAGTCGCGTTAGCTTCGTAGTAGAAGCCCTTAAGAGACTTGACCTTAGCTAGGGCACCGCTGATGTAACCCAAACGGGTCTTCAGGCGATCATCCGAATAGTAGGCCGTAATGTTGCCAGTGGCCGTAATGGTTGTGGCCGTAACGGAGCCGCCGTTCAGATTAGTGGCAGTTGTAGCGTTAGTCGCATTAGTGGCAGTAGCTGCATTGCCCGAAATGTTTATGCCCCATGTGCCACTTGCACCAGAACCACTGGAAGTCACGAACCCGCTGGGGTTGCTCGAGGGGTACGCACCGAGATTAGACAGCGCCCCCGCCGCAGTAGTAGCCCCCGTACCGCCGTTAGCGATAGCCACAGAGCCGCTCAAATTAGCCGCACTGATAGTCGTAGACGCCGCAAGTGCCCCAGTGCCCGTGCCGTAAACATAGCCAGTGAAAGACGTGCCGCCCGTGCCACCGTAGCTAACCGACAGCGTGCCCGTAGCCGAGGAGACGTTGACATTAGTAAGAGACGAGGCATCGCCT